ATCTATATCTATCTACCTATATCTGTCCCTCTCTATCTCTATCTCTATATCTCTATAGGCACTATTTACTTTTTTACTTATTATGCAGTGAAATCAAGAGCTTACGAAGTTTCTACTCCGAATATCTACTTACTTACTCGAGGGGCCACATTTTCGATGTTGACGTACGATGTGGGATGTGCGACATTCCGGATGTGAGAGAGAGAAGGAGACACTCACCATGTCCATCAACGTCGAAATCCCGCTGGCTGACCGCTACGCTGCTGCCAAGGCTTCCTTTGATGCCGCCGCGCAGGCGCTGGAAGACCTGAAGGCCGAGGTCAAGGCTCTTGGCCTGCCCGAGCTGGATGGCATCACCTGCGTCGTGACCCTGTCGCTGTCCGAGCAGAAGCGCCTCGACCAGAAGCTGGTCGCGCAGTTCCTGACCGAGGACCAGATCGAGGCCTGCAAGAAGCCCGTGCTGGTCGAGACGATCCGCGTCAAGGCGAAGGGGGTGCGGTGATGCGTCACTCGGTCAACCTGAACGGCGACACGCGCGAGGCGCTGACGCATGAGATGCTGGGGGTGGCGAAAGCCGCCTCCGATCTGATCGAGCGGCTGAACCAGCTGACCATCCACATGCGGAACTACCGCGACGGCGACGACTTCCTGCGGGATCGCGAGGAGCGCCGGGGGATGGTCATGAAGGCCGAGGAGGTGAGGAAGTGGGCGCTGGACGAGGGCTACCGCCTGCTTGGTGGCCACGAATGACCGCGCAGGAGCTGCACAAGGTGCGAGACGAGGCCCTGTTGCGGGGCGACATGGAGACGGTGCGGCGCGTCGACATGATCTGGGCGAAACAGGCCGTGGAGAAGGAGAAGCAGATGGAGAAGAAGGACAATCGGGACGAGCGACTGCAGGTCGCGGCGGTGGTGACGATGGGGCTGGCGCCCGTGGCAGCGGCTGGCGGGTGGTCGACCCACGATCTGGCCCGGCGCGCGCTGGAGGTGGCCGACGCGCTGATCGAGCAGGTGGATCGGGAATGATCGACCTGACGCAGCTGTCGGACGCCCATGTGGCGGCCCTGATGCGCGTGTCAAAAAGCAGGGGTCGGGCGTTCTTCGCCCACCCCAAGGCCCAGATCGCGCTGCGGGCCGAGTACCAAAAGAGATGTTGCAAATCCCACAACGGCGATGTATCGTACGGTCATGAACAGAAGCCAAGGAGGCAATCATGACCAAGCTGACCGTCAAAGACCCGAGCGGGAAGGTGCACACCCGGACGACCAAGCGGACGTACACCCACGTGGTGTTCGCTCGTCAGTCGCGGGATTGGCACCTGAAGGACGCACAGTCCCGGCCGTACCACCACACCGCCAACTTCTGGTATCACAAGGCGTTTGTGGATGGCACCAGCAAGTGGCTGGAGCGGCACGGCTGGGAGAGCGAGGAGCAGCACAAGAAGCGCGTCGAGCAGGATGTCAAGCGGGCGAAGTACTGCCTGCGCGGCTGCGAGACGCCCGACGAGCTGTGGGAGCTGATCAAGGTCGAGCAGATGGAGGCGTTCGAGAAGATCGACTTCGACAAGTGGCACGTGATGGGCTGGTGCGGTCGCCTCGATCTGGCGCAGAAGCTGGCGGTCAGCGACTGCTGGACCGACAATACCATCGTCGCTGTCGATTAATCTACAATGAGGATGTTTACACCCTGCATCGTACGATGTAGGGTGTTTGCATCAGGATCGAGAGGAGATCGAGATGAAGATCGAAATGAGCTACACCAAGTTCCAGTATGGCGGGCAGACGAACCTCGCCATCTGGCTGATGATCCACATGCCGGATGACCTCATTGCGTTTCAGGTTCCTGAGTACATGACCGACGTCGATGACGCGGTGCGGTTCTGGCTGATGACGACGGACATGCAATCCAGCATCGTCTGGCTGATGGCCCGGCTGGGGCACACGGTGGAACCGGCCAACATCGACGTCGACGACATTCGCAAGGAGTACCTGAAGTGACCAAGAACTATCAGACCCCCACCGCCGAGACCTATGCCGGGCTGGAAAAGGCGTTCAACCACTTCAACGAGCGGCTGTTCGAGAACCGCCTGCCGCCCGTGCTGTTCACCCTGCGCGCGTCCCGCAAGGCCTATGGGTACTTCTGGGCCGAGCAGTTCACGCACAAGGAGGACGGCGATCCGACCCACGAGATCGCGCTGAACCCGATGACCATGTCCCGCGAGCTGGAGCAGGTGCTGTCCACACTGGTGCACGAGATGACGCACCTCGAGCAGCAGGAATACGGCACGCCGGGCAAGAAGGGGCACCACAACCGCGAATGGGTCGGCCTGATGGAGCGCGTCGGCCTGATCCCGTCGAACACGGGCGAGCCGGGCGGCAAACAGACCGGCCGCCAGATGACCCACTACGTCGACCCCGAAGGCCCGTTCATCGACGCCTTCATCGAGCTGAAGGACACCGGGTTCGACCTGCCGTACTTCACCAAGCCCCGCGAGGCTGCCGCGCCAAAGAAGAAAGACCTGTCCAAGGTCAAGCGGACCTGCCCGTGCTGCAATGCCAATGCATGGGCCAAGCAGGGCGCGCGGATCATGTGCGGCGACTGCGAAGAGCTGATGGTCGAGGAGGAGGTATGACCCTGCCCGCCCATATCGACTGGGCCCTGCGGCAGATCGGGGTGGTGCCTGCGCCTGCAAAGGCGCCACCTCGGCAGGTCAACCTGAAGGGCAACTACTACCCCGACGGTGACATCCCGTTCTGAAGAGGGTATGATGCTGGCATATTCATGATGGAGACCCCTATGCCCGGCGGAAGACCCTCGACATTCAACACCGAGACCGCAGATCGCATCATCGAAGGCATCGCGTCCGGAAACAGCCTCGTGTCGGTCCTGAAGGAGGACGAGGAGCTGCCCAGCTACACCACGGTCATGAAGTGGTTGCGGCAGTACCCCGAGTTCGCTGAGAGTTACGCGCGCGCGAGAGAAGATCAGGCCGACCACGACGCTGATAAAATTGGCGAAATTGCCGAAGAGGTTCGGCGCGGCAAGATCGAGCCGAACGCAGCACGCGTGGCCATCGACGCCTACAAGTGGGCCGCTGGCAAGCGCAAGCCGAGGGTCTACGGCGACAAGGTCGCCATCGGTGGTGATGCGGACGCCCCGCCGATCAGGACGACCACCCAGCTGGACGTCTCGAACCTCTCGCTGGACGAGCTGGACGTGCTGTCTGCCGCGCTGGGGAAGGCCGTTGGGAAAGATTGACCTGCCCTTTGCGGTCGACCCTGATGCGCTGATGAAGGCCATCGAGAAGCGGCGGTGCGAGCTGTCGCTGGCCGAATTTGTGCGGCACGCTTGGAGCGTGATCGAACCCGGCCAGCCCTACGTGCCCGGCTGGCACATCGACTTCATCTGCGCGCACCTCGAAGCGATCACCGACGAGGTCGTTCTGGACACCGGCGAGCTGTACAATCGCCTGCTGGTGAACGTGCCGCCGGGCACCATGAAGTCCCTGCTGATCGGGGTGTTCTGGCCCGCGTGGGAGTGGGGGCCGCGCAACCGACCGCACATGCGCTATGTCTGCGCCGCCCACAGCCAAGACCTCGCCATCCGCGACGGCCTTCGCATGCGGCGCCTCGTCCTGTCCGACTGGTATCAGGGCCACTGGGGCGACCGCGTCAAGCTGACCGGCGACCAGAACCAGAAAACCAAGTTCGAGAACACGGCGACCGGCTTCCGGCAGGCCACGGCGGCTGGCTCGATCACCGGCGCGCGGGGCGACCGCGTCATCATCGACGACCCCCACAGTGTCGACGGCGCGAACAGCGACCAGCAGCGGAACAGCACCCTGACGTGGTTCCTCGAAGCCGTCCCGACCCGCGTGAACAACCCAGACCGCAGCGCCATCGTCGTCGTGATGCAGCGCCTGCACGAGGAAGACGTCTCGGGCGTCATCCTCGACCGCGATCTGGGTTACGACCACATCATGCTGCCCATGCGGTATGACCCGACCCGCGCCTATCCGACCAAGCTGGGC